GGAACAGATACTGGCGGTACGCTAGTAGAAGTCACCGGAGGTGGGGTGACTATAGGCTGCCCAGAAGCTACCTTTGCTGCAGTTGCTCCAGTATCATATTCACCTGCTAAAGGGGTTACTTTAGTGGCATTAGCAGTAGACACACTTGGGCCAGAAGTAAGCGGTGGAGTTCCCGGGGCTGAAACTTGCCCTCGTCCATTAATAGGAGGAAGGGGTCCTTTATAATTATACTCATCTACAGTTACAGGTATTGCAAATTTACCTGTAGATCCTAGCGCTGGTGGTGCTGGGATGGTTACTGGTATCTTTCTAGCAGATCTTTCTTGGGCAATTTGTTCGATTGTTTTATACGGACTAACATAACCATCTTCTCCATGCAGTAGTCTTGACATCTCTGGCGATTCAGATGTAACTGCGTTAATTCTTCCAATTTGTTCTGGATTTATTTCTCCAGTAATTTTATATTTTTGATCTGCCCCAACAATATTTGTTCTGCCACCGATGTTATCGTCACTATACTGGGTAGCAAGATCAAATTTACCTGTTGAGACATCTTGCCCTAAGTAATCAGTAGTAAATCTTGCAGAGATACCTCGTGATATTGGTGTATTTACAACTCCAGTATCTCTCATTGTTAAGCCAGCCCTAAATGCCGGATTATTTTGATCAACTAATCTATGACCCAATCTACTTTCTAGTCTGGAAGTTATTTCATCTCTAGCTTCCAGACTTTGAGGATAAGCGGAAAAATGTCTTCCATCTCCATAGGCACCGGGAGATGTCTTAAAGGTTAATCCACTTTCCTGAAAAGTCTCAGCAGCAGTTAAAATATCACGAGGATCTATAAAACTGTTTCCAGTTTTACCAAAAGGAACATGATTTTTTTGATAAAAATTAAGAAAGTGATTAGGTTTAATGCCTAAGGCAGAGACTCTTTCATCAAATTGTGCTGCAACAGTTTTGTCAATTACAGACAAATCCATTCCTCTTCCAGCTTTAGCTAGGGCATCTTCGTGTGTTAGGTCAGCAACGAAATCACCATGAATTTTCCATCCATGATTTTGATTTATTCCGTTAGGTCTAACAGATTCATATCTTGAGTCAAATACTCCTGACGGAGAGTCCAGTTGAAACATATTGTTAGAAAATTCGTGAGGACTAATAGCTTTTGGCAACTCATGCCCAAAAACTCTTCGAGAATAATCAGCTATATCTGCCTTAGCTACCTGAGCCAATTGTCCTTCTGGCAAACCGCTGACTGGGCTTACATTTCCATTTATATTAGGTCTTATAAATTGAAAAACCTCAGTCCCATCGTCCCTAGTAAGGGCTGATATACTAATTATTTGATCAGGGTTAGTTATGAGTTTGGGGAATTTTTTACTTTGTGAATCAAAAATAACTTCATGAATAGATTGAGCCATAATTTTAAAAATCCTTACTAAAGCTAATCTAGAAAATAAGCGTTACTAGTTATATATAGTAACCTATGTATGGAGGTATGTTATGGCAGCAAAGAAGCCAGCTAAGAAAAATATAACAAGTGTTAAAGAAGTTAAAAAAGAATTGCCGGGAAAAGCTATTATGTACCATGGCCTATTGACTAAGGGCTTTACCTGCCCGTCTTGTAATAGAACTTTAATTAAAGGTATTATATACGAGCACAACAGTACTTCGTATTGCACTAGAAGTTGTATCCCAGTCCCAGAAGTGGTAGTATAGGTCCATGCAAAACTATTGGCTTTCAGAACAGCACAAAGATATCGGCAATGAGATGGCTCATAATGACGACCATAAGCTGCCTCCAGCTGAACAAGAGTTTGCCAATGCGTTAATGGCTATTGCCAAGAAATACGGCAAGCTTGCCAATGGTGATGGCAACGGTATTTGGGTTGGCTACGTTGGCCCAGCTGATAATGATAATGCAGCTATTGGTGTTATGTGTTCTAATTGTCATCTTTATGCCGGCGGTGGCATTTGCAATATTGTTAAACAAAAAGTACAAGATGGTGGATATTGCCGACTTGCCGCAATTCCAGATGGTTTAGTCAACAAAGATAACGCTGACGATCAAGACGACGACGAAGAAGACTAGGGCTTTACTCCCCACTTACCTATAGGGCAGGTAGCGTGTAATAATTTAGTTTTGACTGGCATGATGCAACCGCATTTGGTGCATGTTTTAGCTGCCGTTAAGTGTGGACATTCCTGACAAATAGAGTATCTATACTCTTGTTCATCATCGGTTACATATTCTGTATTAGGATTAGCAAAATCCCACGGACGTACAACGCCAGTCTCTTGACGTTCTGCGTTCTTTTTTTTCCACTCTTGCCAAGGTGTAGTCATAATACTATTATACAGGAGGATTAAAGTTTTGTCCATCCCATATATCGCCAATTCCAACGCTGTCGACTATACGTAACACTGGGTTGGATGCGAGAACAGCTTCCATCATTGCAAGATTGTCACCACCCTCAAGAACAGGGAATGGATATTTAAGTACGGCTTCACCGTCCACTTCTACGACTAAAAATTTCCAGTTTATATTATTCATAAATTCTCCTTAAAGATATTAGCACGGGTCGCCAAAAACGTTGCGACAAACATCAAAGTTTTGATAAGTGATTGTATTTGTACCCGTCGTGCTGCATGTTGTTACAGTGTAGTAAGCGGAACTCCAATTGCAACCATCAGAACAACCTGGGTGAGGGAACACAACATATTCACCAGGAGGACCAATATAGGTGTATCCTATGCCGCCTTGGCTGAAGTCTCCCGTCTTGCCTGCATTTGTTCCAGCGTTATTGCAAGCACTGAAAGAACCGTATGCTGGATATGCAGTATACGAATAAGCAGTGTACGCACCATATGCAGTATAGTAATAAGATCCATACCCAGTATATTCAGTATAACTGTAAGTTCCATAGGCTCCATAGGCACTATAGGTATAATCGGTGTAAGCACTATAAGAACCGTATGTTACAGCTGAACTAGTCGAACCTGACCTACTGTAGAATTGAGTGGACCTTGTCCTGGTTCTAGAGCTAGTTCTAGTTCTAGTTCTAGATCTAACTCTTGTTCTATCTCGAGACCTTGTTCTTGTTCTTGTTCTTGAGCTGGTTCTTGTTCTAGACCTTGATTGGGTTCCGCACTCACAATTTTGTGTTTCAGTTTGAGAACATCCTTCTGGCCCACAGACTGTATCAGTATCAGTTTCTGTTACATTTTCCGTGTCTGTTTCTGTAACGTTTTCTGTATCTGAACATCCAGCTGGACCACAGACTGTATCGGTATCAGTTTCTGTTCCTGTATTGCTAATCCAAACTGCAGTCCCAGTAGATATATCACTGTATTCACCATATCCAGCAGCGTTGAATGCTCTTATTCTAATTTTATAAGCACTGGTGCTGTACTGAGTGTTTATTACGGCAGAAAGGTTTGCGGTCTCAGTCTCGGCACTCCAGTTAGATCCATTGTCAGTAGATGTTTGGTATCCATATTTAGTTATGGGTAGGCCATTATTGTTTGGCGCTGACCAACTAAATGTATCAGTAGTATCACCTGCCGTTAAAGATGGAGATCCAATCTTTGCAGGTCTAGCTCCAAGGCCAAATAACCTTCCGCCTTTGCCGGCTGCCATAGAAGAAATAAAAGGCATTGTATCTCCTTAGTAGTTTAAGCTATAGCTACCGAGTATGACCCAAGCACTGCCTACTCTATGAAGAGTAAAAGTAAATATATCTATCTTCGTTGAGGCAGAGGCCGTTGGAGCTGAATTTCCGTTAGCCCATTTGTGTGTCACAGTAGAACCGTTGGCTTTAATAACAGTTGGGATTCCTTGTGTAGCTCCTTGTTTTACTATAAGCGTAACAGAAACTGCATAATTATTATCCGTAGGCAGTTCTGTTATATCTACAGTAAATGTAGTCGCCCCAACTCCAGCATCAACGTAAAATATACCACCAGTATTATAGTTACAAGTAAGTGTGCCGGCTGATATAGTTATGTTATTTACTACTTCTCTAATTTGCTGAATATCTGCTCTACCGGTGATTGTCATTGGGCCAGAGAAACTCGGTGTTGCCGCACTTAAGCTAGAGAGAGAGCCAACTGAAGTTAGAGAAGAGCCTATAATAGAAGAGCCAAGAGTGGTAGCAGACAAGACATCTGCTCCGTCTATCTTATAAGTTTTGCCAGAAGCTACATCAAAGCTGTCATCCGTTTTTAGAACGTCAGCATTGGATCTATAAAGTGTTGTGTCAGCAACTGCTGACCCGGAACTCCATCGCATCTTGCCACCTGCATCTATAGAGAAGTTTGGTGTAGCACTTCCATATGGGGCTATTTCTAAAGCTGTGTCTGCTGTGGTGTTAAATTTACGTGCACGTAAAATATTGTAAAAATTGGGCATTGGCCTCAACCAAACCTTTCTAAATTAAAAGCCCTCGAGCTTATCTAATATAGTAATTAGCTTTGTGCTTTTTTGTCTACTTTAGTAAAAACTTGGTTGATTTCAGTAGAGGTTAACTTGCCGTCATCCAAGAATGCTCTAGACAAGCCCTCTACGACCGTAGCGACTCCAGCCATTCCGAGCCATAAAGCAGGCTTTCCATAGTGAGACGCCAGCAATTGCGCCAGCACCTATAACACTTAGGCCAGAAGCAGCAAATGTTGCTACAATTCTTAAGATTATATTGTATGTCGTTTTCATTTAATCCTCATCATTTTTAATCATTGCGTGAACGTAGTGAACCAAGAAGGCACAGCCCGTAGCTATAATCGTTATCTTTCTAGTTTCCCCAGAGAGAGTTGCAAACACTACGACGCTACCTGAAATGGTAAAAGCCAGTGCTGAAGTCTCCCTTGAGAATTTTTTAATAAAGCCCCATGGACTAAATTTCCTTTTCATTGTTTCCTCCTCGTATTTAAATATACTGTTTCTTGTGAAGTGGTTATCTTCTTGATCTTCCGGACCCTCTATTCCAGGGTCCTCTTCTTCTTCGCCTTCTGGATTCTCATCTTCCTTGCGACCATTGCTATTGGTTCCGTCGCTAGGGCCCCCTCCAGAGCCCCCAGAACCGCCTCCAGAGCCCCCAGAACCGCCTGATGGACCAGATGACCCAGTTCCTGCTCCCACGCCAACCGTAGCTGCTGATAGAGCTGCTGTAGCAGCCAAGAGAGTTCTACGAGATCCCACGTCTACCTGGGATCCAGTTGGCACATAGTCGTCAAGACCTTCTCCGTAAACGTCAATTTGAGTTTCAAATTCATCTTTAATTTCATCTGGGGCATCAGAAACTGCAGCTACCAAGGCTGTTTCCTCTGCTACAGATAGGTCACCAACTGGAATAGAATTAAAGATTTCAGCTGCCTGATCTGTGTCAATTGATTCCAAGACCTTCTCGCTGGTTGCGAGGTCAGTGGCCTGGTCTTCAGTAACGCCGTTTTCAATAACCGAATCAACTGCATCAGAGACCTGGTCTTCTGTAATGGTATCTGACTCCAAGACTCCAACTAGTTCTTCAAACTGTTCATCAGAAAGTGGCTCGTCTAAAACAGCATCGATGATTGAGCTAAACTTTTCATCAGTAATTGGCTCATCAAAGACGGCATCAAGAGCAGCACTGAATTGTTCAGTTGTTAGTGGCTCCTCAAAGACTGCTTGTACTGCAGCATCAAACTGCTCATCGCTCAGAGTTTTTGTGTCCTCAAACACAGCAGTAACTGCGTCTTCAAACTGAGCATTAGACAATGGACCATCAAAGACGGCAGTAACAGCGTCTTCAAATTGTGCATCGGATAGTTGGGTCGGGTCCTCAAATACTGCGTCTACTGCAGCAGCAAAGTTCTCGTTAGACATGGGTCCATCAAACACTGATTCAATTACGGTAGCAAACTGAGTATCTGAGAGCTCTTGATCTAGAAGTGAGCTAACAACAGCGGTTAGTTGTTCTGGTGTTTCTGCGTCTGCAACTAAGTCATCAACTGCGTCTGCAATTCCTGCGTTAGACATAGGTCCATCAAAAATGTCTTCTACTGCAGCGTCTGCAGCGTCTTGAGTATCTTTAGGAACTATTATTTCTGGAGTTGGATCTTCAGGTATAACAACTGGAGTTGGATCAACTTCAGGCGTATCTACTGGTTCAAAGATTTTTTCAATAATAGTTGTTACAGGTGGGGAAATTGTCGTAGTTGTTGTTGTTTCTAGTTCTGGCGTTGAAACTGGAGTTAGATCTAGGTCTGGAATTGAAACAGTAGTGTTTTCTGTTGGAAGAGTTTCGACAGGAGGGAGGACAACCGCTGGTTCGGTAGTTGTTGTCGTTCCTGTTGGTACTTCTGGTACTATTGTGGTAGTTGTAGTAGTGGTTGTAGAAGTTGTTGTAGAAGTTGTGGTAGTTACGACAGTGTTTGCGTCCTCAACAATTCCATATCCGCCAGTTACATTTGTGTCATTGTCATCAAACGTATTGTTGCGTGCTGTTGACCAAGAGTTGACACCAACATTGTTATACGTTTTAGATCCATTATTAAAATAGTTATTAAAGTTGATTGCAGATGTGTTGCGAGTGAACGTATTGCCTTCTACTAACTGGTTGTCTGTGCCGTAGGCCCATTGAGTCGGCATCCATGAGAACATATAAACTGCAGATGAGTTGTCAGTGAATGTGGAATTTAATACCTGCTGGCGGTTAAGCCCCTGAAGCTGAAGTGCTACACCATTGTTCTCAAATGTAGAGTTGGCTACTTTTACAAAACGCTCTGTACCAACTGCTGTTCCGTTATTTGTAAACAATGAGCTGTTGATATACACTCTGTTTGTGTAGTCAGCTTCATTAAGACTCTTTGCACTTGGAGTTGAGCCGTGGTCGGAACTTATGCCACCGCTAAGATAGGTAAACTGGCAGTTGTTAAACGATGTAACCGTCCCATTTTGTTGATACCATGCGTAGCCTTGTGAAGCTGTGAACTTAACATTAGTGACCGTAAGTGTCCCCTGATTTATCCAAGCGATACCGCCAGTAGTGTTCTTGCCCTGTTTAAAAGTTATATTGTTAATAACTATGTTTCTTTGACCGTTATTATAGATAGCACGGTAAAGATTGTTGCCATCGATAATTGTATTGTTGATGCCATTCCCAGTTATGGACACGCTCTGTGTAATTGCTGGAAGATCAGAAGTTAATGTAACCGTTCCATTAAGGCTATCAGAAAAAGTAATGTCGTCATAGATCCCACCGGTCTGGGCGTTTGCTTGTGTGATTGCCCAGCGTAATGTACCAGCAGAAGTAGTGTCGTCAAGACTTGTCACCTCAAGGGATGTCGCTGGAGGAAGCGTGGTCGTAGTTGTTGTAGGTGCTGGTTCTGTTGTAGTAGTTGAGGGAAGGGTTGGAGCTGTATCATTGTTTGCCTCAACGCCACCAAATGTTTGACAAGATCCGTTTTGACTGCACTGTTGTGTTGTGCCAATTTCGCTGTCAATCATCAGAACTGGTGATAGAGAAGTATCATCAAGGTTGAATACTGCAAATCCAAGCTTGTAAGTCCCGCTAACAGAAACTTCATAAGTTGATATCTGCCAGCCGGTTGAACCATATGAACCAGTAGAGTAATCGCCAGTTCCTGGGTTAGTAAAACCAAGAAGAGCATATGACTTATTAAAGTTATTGACAGTAATTGCTGGAGTTGATGCAACTGTGACTGGAACCAAAGACGTAATTGAACCATCATTAAATGGAACATAGTCAGTTGCCATATAGTTCCAAGACATCGTGTATGTAACACCAGCTGTCAGCTCTACTTCACGGGTAATCCATGCAGCATCTGTGGGGTTGCCATTTCCTAAGCCTGTTGTAGTTGCTTGGCTCGATAGTGTTTGTGTTATTTCTGAAGTTTGATTTCCAGAAAGTCCGAGAGCTGCAGTAGATTGAGTAAACGTCTGTTCACCCTTTGGCTGCAGCAGTGCTGCGTATGTAGCATTGTTTGGCGAAAATGTCCAGCTACTTGCACCATAAGTAAAAGTACGTGAACCAGTAAAGACAGTTACTCCAGTTCCCCCGCCATTAATTGAGGCACCAAGTGTTCCAGTTTGCGAACCTTTGTTCCAACCGGCAAGCGTGCCATCTTCAAAGTCAGCGTTTGGTATAGGTGTAGAACTGCCAGTGGCTCTTGCTGTTATTGGGGAAACCCAAGCTATCATAAATAGAAATAGAAGGATCCAAGATCCTTTTCGTGGTTTAAATTGCAATTTGAAGCCCTCCATCAAATCACTAGTTATAGTAATGAGGAAAACCTAATAGTGCGGCGGCCTAATAGAAAAGACCCCAGCTGTTAAGCCAGGGTCTAATCATATGCCTCCGTTGCAAGAAGGCTATTGTATCATACTAATCTATATCAAAATCAGGTTCTGCGTCTTTTATTGTATCTATTATTATTGCGATAAGAGCTGCAGGCATTGCAAACATAGATAAAGCTATTAGTATGACTATTGCGTGTTTTATCATTATGAAAATATAGTCGGGATGCTTATTAGACCGATGACCCCGAGAAACCAGAGAGCAGTTGAAAACATCACCAAGTAGGAGACGAGGTTCTTGATTTTCATGACAGCGGTAATACCAAGAAGAAACAAGGCAACGGCGAATAAGCCCGTGAGCATCTGAAGTTGATCGCTGTGTTTTCCCTCAGTATCAGACAAGTTTGTCCAATACTCACTGCTTTTGTGCGTTTCGGTGTACGGGTTATATAGTTCGTCCATATAAGGCTTGCAGTCTGGTAGAAACGCTTTTGGATTTTCATAAAAACACGGCATAGCAAACACATACAACTCGTAAGACCCATTGGCTGTCTTTATGTCGGAGTAGATGTCATCAAGACTAACACCGTCCACCAACACACGAACTTGCTTGTCTTTCCATACAGACAGGTCATCTCTGTATTTCACTTCAGCTGTAATCCACATATTGTTCGCTTCTGACAGGATTAGTTGATACTCAGAACCAGCATCTGACGACCTACCCCCATGAAGAGATGATTGAATCGCCGTCCAAGCGGTAGTGGTTGACACCAAACCGAGCATGACAACAATAAATAGGTCGTTTGAGAATTTTTTGATTACCTTATGCATTTATTATGCTCCTGGCTTAGGTAATGCTCTCCAAGCAGCCTCAAATTTTGCAGCGTCTTTTGCCATTTCTGGAGAAAGTTCTACATGCAACCACTGTCCGTCCAAAAGAACCAGCATTGTCGTCAGCTGTAAAAATCTTTACGCCCTTAGCACCTTCTCCGCGACTGCAGCGAAAGCCTCTTCCGTAGCCCTTGTTCTTGTCTTTAGTATTAGAATCAAATGCATAGTCGTGAATCTCTTCAATGCCGAGTGCTTCGGTGTTAGCCAGAAACCAATCCCACATAGCTACACCAGTCTTGCGATCTGGGTAACCAAGGTCTACTGCTGCTCCAGTGGCATGAACTGACATCCATTTCTCCATGCCTGGATCGCCAATTTTCTTACCTTCGGTGTGAGAATTTCTCATCAATCTAGCAACATAGATCCCCATATTGGTAGCTTTCCATCTTTTCCCACAAAGCTCTGCTAGTTTTTGAGTTCCCGGCTGTGCACCTTTTCCGTCAAAACTTGGGTAATATGAATATTTTCTTGGCATTTTTACTCCTGTGTAATCTGTCTATACACATATAGTAAAGACTTAAGCGAGCATTTAACCTTGGTAGTCAGGCAAGATGCACTCCGGATAAGAGTCATCTACCCAGTAATACTTTAGTGGGAACCTATCAAATGGATCTATGCCATTCTCTATCCTATATAATATAGCTTCGCTATTCTTATATTCTTCTGAGTCATATTCAGTATGGGCAAAGGATTCTATCTTATTTCTTATCTTATCAGATTCTCCAAAGAATGAAAAATGCCAACCACCATCTGGAATAACTGGTAGGGACATGCCCCTTAACTCTTGTGGAGTATTCTTTTTTAAGTTATACTTTCCGCAAACAACTGGTCTAGCACCTTGGTCACAGTGAAGTGGAACTTGCCAGTTAAAGTTCCAAAAATACTGTTTAACATCTATTCTTGCTGGTATTCTGTGCTCAGTTATTTTCTTTAATAAAGAAGATTTAACTATCTCATCAGCATCAGATATAAGAACCACATCTGAATCATCTAATCTATCTACAATTTGAGCAATAGCGTTTCTTTGGTAGAACTCTCTTTCCCATGAAGTTTTGAGGTCATCAGGAAAATCAATTTTAATCCTAATAATCTTTTCTTTCCATTGGTTTATCCAATTGGGAAGGTTATCAAAATAAAACGGCTTAGGTTTTCCAGTAAAAGTTTGAGAAGATTCCACCACTACAAAATAGTCTACTACATCACCAAGTTCTTCAAACCTAATCTGCATCATATCTTCTTCATTGTAGTACGTAAAGCAATCATATATTTTCATATACTAAAACACTTTCGTTCTGGAGCATTGAATATCTCATCATCTCTCTTGTGGCAAATCCGTCTATCTGAAGAATTCTATTAAAATCTTTAGCCCAATTACCTGGATTTATAATAAGAGCTTTCCCACCAGGTTTTAATAAAGCTTTAATCTGAAAAGCTATAATTTCAGTATTGTTATCATAAGTTGATGGATTATAGTTTACAGAAATAAATAAATCTGCATCTCCATAATCAAGGTATGGGTCATTTAATCCAATCTCCCAAAATCTATATTCAAAAGAATCTTTATCTGGACCTCTTTCAGTATGTAGCTGGAAAGCTCCAATGCTATGTTCTGGAGTAGCCAATACTTCTTGGAGACTACGGTCTTCTCCGTAGATAATTGTAAAATTTGTGTTAGGGAATACGTCTCTTATTATATGCGCTAGAAAATGATTATTCATTTAGTTATTAGCTTAATGGTTTAACTGCGTCAACCTTAAGCCATCCCCAGTCGCTGCCTCTTTTAATGTCTATAACTTCAAAGCCCATACGATCGAAATCATCTTGCAACATTCTGTGAGTTAATCCCACAAAGTGAAAGTCAAATGGATTCAACTGTTCGGCAAAGAATATCTGTTGCATTCTTCTGTCTCCATCCAATGAGTCCATAGTTAATATCTGCTGACAAGCTAGTAAGAAGTCTGGAACTTCAATTCTAATCATACCACCCGGTTTAACAATTCTACACCATTCAGCCAAGACAGCTTGGTATTCTTTCCAGGGGAAATGCTCTAGACATTCCGAGTTATACACAATGTCAGCGTAGTTATCTGGAAGGTCAATCTTTCGCGCATCACATACAACGTCCACTGGTACAGTTCTCTTGTTTACATGATCATATAATGGAGTTGGATCAATGTCAATATGAGTCCAATCTGGTCCTAGGTAAGTCCTAGTTCCAATGACTACCTTGATTCCATCTCCCTGTGGGATAGTTTCTAATCTCATTAAATAATTCTTCCTCTATATAAATTTTGCCAACGTGGAACCTTGATAAGATCTACTTCACGTCCCAAGGCTGCTATGTAAACTGTTTCAGGGTTTTCGTTCAAACCCTGAAGTTCTGGCTGTAGTTGATACCACTCCTCCATGTAAGGAGCAGTCCAATCTTCAAACCTAGTTACGTTAGGGCTATGGTAGGTTACATGTGGGCCCACGAAATATTTGTTCCATTTATTAACCCAGTTGACAACGCCGGCATTAATTCTTTCCTGAGCATCTGGATTTCTGGTGCTGTTAGCATCGTGAGAAACTACCACTGATGGATCCGCTACAATTTTCCAGCCACCTAGTCTTATTCTAGTTTGAAAATCTACTTCTTCTTGATGGCCAATCTCGGTATCGAATCCACCGATCTCTTTGTATCGCTGGCGATTTAGAATCCAACAGAATCCAACACCCCAAAGTATTTCCATGTATCTAGCACGTTGAATTGGGTAAGCCCCACCATTAGGAAAAGCCATTGCTACTTCATGATTAGATTCTAAATAGCTAGCTAATTTTTCATCCCAACCGTGTGTTCTAACATATGCATCGTTGTCTAGATAGCCTACGTTATTAGTTTCTGCCCAAGCCAATAGTTCGTTTACCGCGCCTACATAACCTGTATTAGAAGTCATATATCGAGGTATGATTCTTGGCTCTTCACTTGCGTGACGCTCAAGGACTTCTCTTACCTTAGGGTCAGTGGACATATTGTCTACAACTAAACATCTCCAGTCAGTAGTGCTGTTGCGTCTTAACGCAGTTAGGCATTCGTCTAGCTTTTCTGGATAATTATAATTAGAAATACCTAAGTCTAATCTCATGGCTTGATCCACCACTGTTGGTTCTCATGTAGAACAAAACCTATTCTCTGCATCATGGGAATCCATTCTGTTTCGTACTTGTTATTAATGGACAAGTGCATAGGGATAGAGTTACCGTGTTCTGCATCTCCGATAGCAAATGCATTTTGCGCTATAAAAACTCCGTCTTTTTTAAGACACTTGAAGATAGCCATAGCCCACTCTCCTACATTGACAACATGCTCCAAGAAGTCTAGAGCAACAACGGCATCAAAAGCCTTAGTTCCTAACTTGGGAATGAAGTTATCAGTAAAAAGTGTATTGATTTTTAATTCTGGTTTTTTATTAAATCTGTATTGAGCAAAGCCGGCAGTCTTGCCACCCTCTAAATCATGGTACGTGGTATTCAATCCTTCTTCAGCCATTCTTATGCTGAGCGTACCAATACCGTCGCCAATACTAAGAACGTCTTTCTTTCCAGAATGGAACAATCCCAGGGAGATGCCTTCGCACATACCCTTGTAGTTGAATCCTTCGTCTAGATGATATGAGGACAACTCCCAAATATATGCATCTGTGTTTCTGTACCAGTTCAATAGAGAGTCTGGATCATCTACGTTTGTATTTGTGGACGTGAAGTCTTCTGCGACCATGTGGTGGTTAGCATGAAAGCCCAAGGCTAAGCGTTCTTTAGCTTTGTCTGCCGGGACATTTAAGAATTCTGATATATCGTTTGCTTGTGTTTCTAAGTTCATTTGTTTAATTTTTCCCATTCTAAATAACATTGTTTTAAGCCGTCCATATAATCACTCTTATAAAGAGCGGTTCCTTCTTTCCAAGTGGTATCTCTTGGTCTAGGTACGTCGCTTATAAAATGAGTATATGAAACTGGTTCAATATTAATATCTAGTTTACCATCAGAAGCTAGCTTTAGGTCACTCGCTAAAGAATATCTTGAACATCTAATTGGATTTCCTACGTGGACAATTTTATTTCCATCACTGCCACAGAGATTAACTCTATCCCATAAAACTGCAGCAGCGTCGTGTGCAAATACAGGAGAAAAGAATCGATCATCTACCTGAAGTTGATTAGGTTGTTCCATCATCATTTCTAATGGATTCTTTCGACCAACATTAGGATTTGGTCTTACCCCAATAACAAAAGTTAATCTAACTACTTCTGAGTTATTGAAGAATAAAACTAATTTTTCAGCAGCAGCTTTTTGTTTTCCATACCAAGTAACTGGATGAGGCTTTGACTCCGGAGTGTACTCCGGGTTATCTCCACTGAAGATTCCTTGGGTGCTTCCTTGAATAAGGTATTTGTTGTTCTTATCTGCCCACTGACCAAGCTCTATTGGTAAATCTATATTGATTAGAGAACTGGCGTCAGGATTTTGTTCAACTAGGTCAACAATATTTTGTCCAGCTAAGTTAACAATGACATCTGGATTAAGTTTATCCAACCAAGAGCTTACGTCGTCTACCCCAACATTTAATTGGACCCAGTCTCCATCGCCAGTTCTTCTTGTATAAACCACATCCATATTATCTGGTTGGGTTAGCATCATGTGCTGACCAATTATCCCACCAGCACCTATCACTACAACTTTTTTATTAGACATTTTGTTTTCTCCACTTAAACATATTTCTCCAGTGAACCCATTGCCACAAAATCCACATAGCCATAAATCCTGGCTTGTTAAATATAATAGAATAAGCTGCCCAAGGAATAGAGTGTAATGCCACAATCATATGTCCATACCATTTTTTGTTTCCGACCTGATAACTGCCGTAAACTCCTATTAATTCCATAGCAAACAATAGCCATGTCCAAGTTGATTCATTCATATTTAATTTCTTTTCCATAAGAAAGAAGCATACATCATGATAATTATTGTTAACATAAATAAATTTCTCATTGATTGACTACTTTCATTATAAGAAAACATAATCTCATTAGATCAGTTGTCTCTATACTAAATATAAAGTCAACACCTTCTCTAGTGGTTATCTTTACACTATGAGCTTTGATTAAGTCTCCTTCAGTGTTTATCATAGAAATAGACGGGGTTAAATTAACCCCGTCTATCATTGGCATGAAGCCATCAAATGAATTTTCTTCAGACATAACACACCTTGCTATAGCACGAATTCTATTATAGCATAAAATTACAACTACTTATGGTATCATTGAATATCTATAACTTAAGGAAGTAATATAAATGAAATATTTTCTCCATAAAAAATCTATACTATTAAAATCAATATTTTTAAATCTAAAATCAAAAATACCATTTTTAAATAAAAAAAACAAACAACCTTTTATCTATTAGTCTATGAATTTTAATAAAGATCTTTTAAATATATCTTCAAAATTAAATTCTACAAAATTTAAATCACTAGAAGATCATTCTTTAATTCATATTCAGGATGAAATGAATGAAGATTATCATTATACAGAGCGGAGGTTGGGGCAAACCTGACCCAAGAATGATATACAGGGTCAATAGACATGGCCATCATGGTTCTAATTTTGTCCACAATCCAGATATCCTAGCTTTAGGTTGCTCAGTCACTGCTGGCTGTGGTATTCCATATGACTTAACTTGGCCACATTTGATAGCAAGGGAGCTTAACCAAACAGTAAATGTTATATCACATCCTGGTGCGTCGGTTCAGAGAATATTTAACAATTTTATATGTCATATAAAAGAATTTGGATTACCTAAAAAAATTTTATTCTTAACACCAGATTTAAAAAGACTTTGGTTTCCTGAAATAAAGGAAGAAAATTTAATTTCATCTTTTGATTGGAGCTATTCTAATAATAACTTTATGTTTAGCGAAAATAAGAAACAAAAACCTTTAATATATAAAGATTATTTTAATATCAATAGAAGCCTTCCTTTAGAGGCAGCTGTTTTTAGTGCACTTACCTCACTTAGCTATTTAGAGTTTTTTTATAATTTGGGAATAGAGTATAATTTTTTTTCTTGGGATGGAGAAACTAATTATATCTACAATAAAATGGACAATAACTTCTACATCAGTAGTGGGGATGAAGGAGATAATTTACATTACCTAACAGAGCACGAGCGTTGTCTGACCCATCGTTCTCTAAATGAAGAACAATCTTTTTTCTGGGATGTTGCAAATGATTACGGATATCATCCAGGAATGCATTCACATGTTCATTACGCTGAAAGATTCTTAGGAAAATCTCTTTCTCAAAAAACAATACAAGATTCTAAGGTGACTAAAAGACCGTGATAATATATGGCATCAATGATTCTAGCCACGACGCTGCCCTATCTGTTTTAATAGATGGGGAAATAGTTTTTGCAGCTCATGCGGAGAGATACTCGAAAGTTAAAAATGATTGGGGTTTAAATCCAGAAATTTTTAGTGAAGCCTCTCAATTTGGTAGACCAGATATTATAGCTTATTATGAAAAAAGAAAATTAAAATCTTTAAGAAAATCTATTTACGGTGGAAGTAATGGAAAGTATAAAAATTTATACAAGAATATTATAGATCTTAACGCAAAAGAAATTCAAGTTAGTCACCATTATTCGCATGCAGCTGCTGGTTATTATACTAGTAATTTTGATGAAGCTGCCATAGTAGTTATTGATGCTATTGGCGAATTTGATACAGCTAGCATTTGGGTAGGTGAAGGCAGTAAAATAACATCAAAGTACAAGATGAAGTATCCTAATAGTTTTGGTTTATTTTATAGCGCTTTTGCAAACCTTTTGGGGTTATTGCCTGGAACTGAGGAATACATATTAATGGGCATGGCTTCTTACGGTAAGTTGACTCCTGTATTCAACTATGTTAATAATATCTTTAGCTCGTATGATCAACAACTTTACAATTTTCATAGGGGTATAAAAAATTTTCCATTTGAAATTAAGAATGATCAAGATAAATTCGACATAGCATACGCCGTACAAAAGGTATATGAATTAAGGTTAATTGAATTCATGAACTATGCTAAAAAAATAACAGGCAAAAGAAACCTAGTCTTCATGGGCGGGTGTGCCCTCAATTGTTCTGCCAACAGTGCCTTATTGAATATATGGGACGATATATGGGTAATGCCTAACCCCGGTGATGCTGGGAGTAGCTTAGGGGCTGCCCTTGCTGTCCATGGCGAGCATGTTAGTTGGGACGGGCCCTACCTAGGTACCAATATACCGGGAGATTATCCTGTTCAAAAGTTATTTGATTCATTAAAGAATAAAAAAATATCAGCAGTTGCTTCTGGTAGAGCTGAATTTGGACCAAGAGCCCTAGGCAATAGATCTATACTGGCTGACCCACGAGATCCTAATATAAAATATGAAGTAAATAAAATAAAAAACAGAGAACCGTTTAGGCCATTTGCACCAATTATTTTAGAAGAGTTTGCAGAAGAATGGTTTGAGATTGATAGACAATCCCCCTATATGCAGTACGCGGTAAAGTGTAAGAAGCCAAATTTAATTCCTTCTGTAGTACATGTAGATGGGACTTCAAGGGTACAAACAGTTAACCAAATCCAGCACAAGGGTCTTTACGATCTACTTATTAAATGGAACGACTATACCGGCATCCCAGTCTTACTTAATACTAGTTTAAATATTAAAAATCAACCATTGGTTAATGACATGAAAGATAAGAAGCAATGGGGAGTCAATAACCCAAATTTTGATATACATTAAAAAAACTATAGTTTAGTTTTACTTTCGTCTATTATTAGTTGCGAAAGTTTCCCCCCCAAAAACATCTCAGAGTAGTGTATATGCGCATGCATACCGGGATGTGTTTTAGGATAGTCCAAGGCGCGAACCCAAAATGGATCATGCTCTTTATTGTTGGAATAATGACATATTCTGTTGTCATATTTTTCGAAACAATAAAATGACTGGAGAAGATCTAGATTATCATAGTTTTCTTCATACTCAATATTAGATTCTTTTATTGTATTAAAAATATTATTAGTATAAAGAATATCCCAAGAATAATAACTAAATTCAATATCCAAAAGTTTACACATTATTTTAAAATTTTCTATACTAACCAATGCATTTTTGATGATCGGCTCACACGGAATACTCCTCCTGATGCCGTACCAATCCTTGTATCTTATTGGTTTTGACAATTTTGAATATTCTTTTATTTTAAAATTCCATTGCAATGGAATTATATGATATTTCCCATCATCGTTAAGAGTAGGCATCCATGCTCTATGTAGATTGGGCATGAGTGCCATTATTTTTTGGGTTTTCCAAATTTTTCCATGTAAAGCAATGCGTTATGTAAAATTTGTTCAACGCCAGCACCAGGTATACCTATAACATTTACTGTCTGTTTAGTTTCTTTAGCTACCAAATGTGGCCAAGTCATATCATACGGTAACCCCAACCCCGCGGTAACCGAACAACCTATGGCTAAAATGTCTGGGTTATTAAAAAAATCATCACCATGATGTCCATGATCGTTTACTCTATAAACCAATCTTGAGTCTATATCATGGTTACGGTGTCCATCATATTCAGTTGATACCATGGTGGTTCTATCTTCGTTCCTAAAGCATGGTTCGATTACTTTAGGTATAGAATTATTGATTGAGACAATGTCTAAAGGTCTTTTACTTTTCACAAAATAATTATATCATATATTAATTTTTTATGATATAATAACAAAAATATGAAAGAACTTTATTGGGAAAAAAATGAAGAAATGGTTAAGGCTATTTCTTCTTAGCTTGTTTTTTAAATGTAGAAACATTTTTAGGAGATTGTCCTTTGACACCTTTTTCTGGTGTTCCAGACTTTCTCTTTCTAGTAACTGCACTTTTCTTTTGAGCAGGCGACATAGCCCCTGCTTTAGCAGCTGGCACACATTTAGCATAGCCTGACCCACCAGCACCTGATGTGCCACATGGTTGATACTTGCCTCCCTTTTTGGGGGCACCAATATTGACCCATTTTTGATCAAACCATTTAGTTAATCCAACACCTTTAGGGCCAGCCATACTACTTCTTCTTTGCAGCTTTCTTGGTGGAGACGGTCTTCCATGTTCCTCCCATTGACTTATACTTCTTAGCTGCCCATGCATTAGCATAAGCAGAAGGATATACGTCAAACTTGGCTTTGGCCTGAGATTTTGCCGAAGACCACAAAGCTGACTTTGTAGGCTTGTTGACCTTAGCCATTATTTTTTCTTAGCTTTATTCTTTGCCATAATAGACTTCTGAATGAATGCTGGTAATTTCTTTTGTGCAGCTGTCATTCCTGTAGCTTTTGGTGCAGCCTGTGCTGGCTTAGCCATCATTTTTTTAGCGGATGCTTTTTTTGTTGCCATAGTATTTTTTCCTTCTTTACTTTGTTTACTTGAGTTTGATGTATCTGCTACTTTTTTAGCACCATACATAGCTGCCTTCATAGCTTCTTCTCTAGAATTAGAGCTTCTTTGTGCCATGTTGGGATTTGGTTGTTTCTTCATCATGAAGATTATTTGGTTGGCTTCTTCATTTTTTTATTGCTACTAAAAGTATTAGCTACAGCTTTTTTTGCGCTATACTTTTTATAGGCAGGAGCGGCTTTCGCACCATCCATACTATTATCCTTCTTTGCATTTCCTGCAGTTAAGATTGTATTGTTATCTTTATTAGCTTTAGCTGATTTATTAGCCATTTTTTTTGCTGCCATTTTATTTTCCTTTATTAATTTTTCTAAGAGTCTTAGCAAGGTTTGCCTGTTGAACTGTCAACTTACTATATTTACCTGGATTTTTTGTGACGGCTGCTGCCATACCTGCAACGGATTTTCCAGCCTTTTTAGCTTTCTTAGTAAAAGCTCCAGGTCTTTTAATGGCACCTGCTATCCAATTTTTTTCTGCTTTTTTTGCTACCATACTTACCTTCGTCTATCGTAAAAATGCTTGAGGGCGATACCACTATAGTACCACCCTCTTACACTTTTATTAAAATCGTTATTAACCGATTACTTTGCCCTTGGTATTCTTGATTGGACGCTTCGCCATGCTCATTTGACCGGCAGAAGCTGCTGGCTTAGGGGCTGAAGAGCCCTTCTTTTCAATGGTCTTGCCTTTTGTGTCTTTAATTGGACGAACACCCTGCTTTGCCTGACCCGTGCTTACGCTTGGATCTGGAGCGGAAAGGCTTCCACCCTTTGACATTTTACCTGTGGCTTTTTTTGCTGCCATTTTATTTTCTCCTTGTATAATACTAGTATTTATTTTCCACGATGAGATTTAAGATGTACATCAATCTTATCGTCGACTTTTTCAACTTGCTCATCTAAATGATCAAGTTTATGATGTAAATGTATGATATCATCTTTAACATTTACAAGCAACCCTGCAACCACGCCGTGGTCGTTTTTATTCTCTTTGCGTCCTTGTTGGACTAAAGCAGCAAGTACTCCCCCGACAGCTGCAATTAATGCAACTAAGATAGCTGGATCCATATTACTTACCCTTTGGTTTATTCCTCTTAGAGATAGCAGCAGCCTTCTTTTTAGCATCTGCTTTTGAACTAGCACCCCAGGCATTGAGCGAGAGGAGAAGTCTAGTAGGTGATCCATCCGGCTTCTTTTCTGGACCAGGCATATTGCCCATACGGGCTAAAAACGAAGCGCGTCGGGGATTGTCTCCAGCTTTTACTGGAGCCTTCAAGTTCATGCCTTGCTTCTTTGCAGAAGCCCTGCCTTTTGCATTGAGTCCACCCTTAGGGTTTTTTCCTGCGTTAGTTTGCCAAGCTGGTGATTTTGCCATAGTCTATCCTCGATTATGCTTTAGGTGGGGTTTTTGTTCGTAATCTAACATAAGGTGGCAATTTAACTTTAGCAGCTTGTACGCTCTGAAGTCCCTTGCTCAAAGTCTTGATAGACTTCTTTGCCTTATTTTTAGCCATTACTTTTTCTTTTTAACAGTAGGAAGGACACCCTTTTTTGTTGATACTGCCTTACCATTGTCATCAATAAAAAGAGTATTCATCATATAAGTATTCTTGTTATCTTTTTTTGCGGCTGTTTTTTTTGTTGCCATTAGACTGTGTCCCTTTTGCTGTAGCTATATTTGTCTTCTTTACTACTGGTTTAGGTAGTAATAAACCTGTAAAATTAGTTGTCCCCATCTTGGGAAGACCGCCAATAAAAACTTTTGCTTTAGATGCCATTATTCTTCCTCCACAGGATCTTCTTCTTCAGGAGTATGTGGTGGAACCTCATGGTTACCTTTTGTAATTTTTCTGTATTGAGCTAAAGACATAAGTTAAATAGTAATCAAAAAAAGACCCCCTTAAACCTTTTAATTGGCTAAGGAGGTCTTTATTTTCTAGATACTTTTCTTAGGTCTGCCTTTTGGCTTAGCTGCCTCACTGGAAGCAGCTGCTTTCTTAGCTGCTGGCTTCTTAGGAGCCTTAGGGGCCTTAGCCTCTACTGCGTCAGCAACTACCTTAGCCTCTTCAACTGCAGTCTTAATGACCTTAGAAGCAGCCTTGTCAGCAACCTCAGCTATTTCAACTATGTCTTCAGTCACTTTTTCAAGGAGTGAATTAATCACTTTATCTTGAGCGGATGTTGCATTTTTTTTCTTAAACTTTAAAAGAAAAGCTGTAAGTTTCTTAGCTAACTTTTTAATCATTTTATTTACCTCTTATTTAAATTGAATTAATTCAACTATATTATACACTAATTATTTTATTAGCGCAACAGTATAGTAGATAGATTAATTGTATTATTTACCTTGTTGGCCATCTTTGATCAACATATATCTTTCCCCAGTCTCTTTTGAGACTAGAGAAAAACCATAAGCGGCTGCGTTAGCCACTGCTTCAGCTAAGGCTTCTTTGTCGGACGGATCGACATTAGCCATAGGAATAGTAATACCAGCATAAATGTCCACATTTTCAAAGTTGCCAATATTTACCTTTCTATTTACTCCACATATAAAAACTGGACTTGTTGAAATTGAGATTTCACCTGACATTAAATTTACCACCTGGTCTATTGGAGAACCCATACTCTCTTCATGGGCACTCTTGTTAATTTTTGGCATATATTTTTAAACCAAAACTTTCTTTTATTGCTTCCATTGTAGCAGAAGCTTGATCTTCTATGGACATAGAAGAGGAATCTATAACGGTAGAGACTAAATCTGAAAAAGATTCTATTTCTATTTCTGACCTATGGGCATTTTGTTCATCTGTCATATATGCCCCATCTCTATTATAGATTCTTTCTTTTCTAATCTCATCAGAAGAATCATATCTAATAATTAAACTATTTGGTCGAGCGAGGATAGCTTCTGCTTCATTCTTGAACCTAACATCAGATATAAATATACAGTATGGCTTAGCTTGGTCTTCCTCTACTGATCTAACGTACTCTCTATGCATTTTAGCAGCTTTTCTGACTCCCCAATCAGAGAAACATTTTTCGTAATGACTTCTGCAAAGGTCGCCAGCATTCTGTAGGAATGTTCTTGGTTTACCACCAGAAAAATTTAGTGGCTCTGAATTTATGTCATGAACTAATTTGATAAAGTCATCGTAACTTGGTATATTTCCTATTGGAGAAGACCCATATACATCATATAGTGTCTCATGAATGCTGTACAGCTTTCTAGACTCGGCATTTAAGCCTTCTATTTTAGTCCTACTAGAGTACAGTTCGTATATCGGCATTGCGAAGAAAATGTGCTCCCATATAATGCCATCTCTAATATTATCAAAAGAAGCTTTGGGGACTATAGTTTCAGCAACTGAAGTTTTGCCAGTGGCAGCCTTGCCAGAAAGTCCAACTATAATAGGATAGTCTGGATTGTAGTTATATCTCATGGGTTCCATTATACCACTATTTTTCCTGTATTAGTTTTCTTGCTTCTAATTGATTTAGGAACTCATTAGCTAAAGCGTCTGGCTCCCAAACAAAGTTTCTCTGCACTTGCAGAACTCTAAACTTATACTCTTCTCTTATGTCCTGTATGGTCATTAACAAGGGGAGTAGTGCCTCATTCTTGCACTTCCACGTTCCGTTTATGTGATTAGCCACAACCGCAGAATCAGTGTAGATAATTGGATCTATGAAATCAGACATAGAACAAATCAATAAACCAGCTATTACGGCTTCATATTCTGCTTCATTATTGCTTCTGGCTCCAAGTCCTCTAGCAAACTGTGCTACTTTTTTTCTATTCTTATAGACTACTGCAGCGCAGGAAGCTTCGCCAATCTTCTTTTGCCCCTGTCCTCTAGAAGCTCCGTCGCAAAAGACTTCTATATTCATTATGAAACTTTTATGCCATATGCAATATTATTTTTTTGGGCCATGTCAACCAATTGACTATACATTGAATCAGAATCTACTTGATATGTTGTATCTAAGGAGTATTTTTTCTTATTCATTTCTACTTGAGTTGGAAAATCTAAGGTTTTTCTTTTTTCAGAGAAAAATTCCTCTGGAGAAGAAACTGATTTATAGTGTGCTACAAACATTGTCATCCTTAATATGTACTAAAGTCAGATTCATTATAACTTCCCTTTTCTTCCCTATAGGAAGCTACTTGCATTGATTGAACTTTATCGAGCAATTTTCTAGCGGACTCGGAAGCTATTCTTGCAGCACCTTCCATAGATTCAGCCAATTGAACGATTGCCTCTGCTGTTATCATTGCCGTGTACTCTTCTTCTGCAGCCTCTAGGGCATTAGCTTCACGCTCTGCTTCGTTCTTGCCGGTTCTATTGGACTTATATAATTTCTTATATCTTCCCTCAGATAATTTATAGCTAGCTCGAGCCATCCCAGCAAATCTGGTAACTCTTCCATATACGTTAGAAGTTCTAGCTACTAAACTAGCTAAATCAGAGATTCCCATATCGATAGAATTAGTGTCTGGTATATTAACAAAATACTGATCAGCATTTGTGCCGTTACCATACGCTGTTATTATTTCTTTTATTTGTGGGTTTAAAAACTCACTTAATAAATCGTTTAGCTTCTCTATTGATTGAAGATTCATTAGCCCTCTGTTATTTTTAGCATGCCGAGTAGGTCCGCCATATCGTTATCCATTATAGCTTCTTTTACTTTGATTTTCACCTTAATCAGATGTTCTCTTACAGTATTTGGATGCTCGGTAACTATTTGTGCTATTTCTGAAGATTTTCTGTTGTCTACAAATCTCCATTTCAACAACTGTCTTTCTTGTATAGTCAATTGATCAAAGGGTGGATAACAAGTTTCGCCTAAAACCCAAAACTCGTTTATCTCTTCTGCTCCAAGTATTTGCTCTAAGCTATATTCTACCGGAGGAGCTTTGAATCCAGGCTGAGTTTCGCCTTCTTCTTCCGTATTGACTTCATCGGATAATAATGGAAAGCTCTTTCTTCCTAATTGATCTATCAAGAAGTTATCTACATTCTTTTTAAGCAGGTAAAAGAAGTAGCTGTATAGAAACCCGCTAAATGGTATAGGACCTTTTTCGGAATCTTTTCTTTGGTATCTAGTTATGCACTGGAAGAAGGTCATATTGACTGTTTGTCTGACATCTTCTTCGTCACCATACCTTCTTGCCATATAGTTAATGCCGTCGCAAACATTCGTTAACATGTTTAAAGCCGGCTGGGTTTAACTGATTCTTCATTAGATTAAATCTAACAAAGTTGTCCTTAATGAATAGTGATGTAAATCGTCTAATGTCATAGTCGGAGAGATTATACTTAGAGTAATACAGCATTGTGACATACTTGGTCAAGAAGTTATTAAATACCTTCAATAACTCGTTCTGTGCTTTTTCACTTCCAGCTTTAGCTTTGGTGATCAAAGCCTGCATTTCGTCTTCACTTAGAGTGTAATATTGTTCCTTGTATGAGGCCATTATTTTCCTTCCCAGAGGGATAATTTTTCCATATAAGCATTTCGTATATCTTCGTAGTATAATACATTTGGTATTTCTATTTCTTCTGCAAATTTTTTAGCTGCAGTGGAGTACTTGCTTATTATGAAAGTTAGTTTATTAAAATCATCTTCATAATATCTTTTAAATCTTTTGAGTTTGATTTTGCTTTTGTCATCTAAATATCCTTTTATTTCTACCCATTCAGAAGATTTATTAATATAAAAATCTGGGATATAACCTTTGGTTCCCCTTTTAACTGGGAATGCAAATGTGGTAGGTTCAAAATCAAATTGTATTTTGTATGCGTTTAAGATTCTGGCGAAGTTAGCTTCCCAGTTAGATCTTAAGTTCAATCCAAGGTCTTTCCTGTACCCGGATTTAGTGTTTTTATAGGCGTTTCCTTTAGAAGCTACCTTTTTCTCATCTTCTATTTCTAGAATTTCAGAGTCTATAAAATCTTGTTTTATTTTTTTAAAATCAGGATGTTTGCGAAGATTAGATAATCCCAAAAAAAAGTCTTCTGCGGTTGTAATTTCTGGCTTCTTCATGGTAACCTCTTAGTCATTAAGCATACCTACTAGTATACTTTATAAAAAAATAAAAAACAAGAAATTGCAACTATAGGTTGTTTTTCTTTTCCACAACAGATAGGATATCCACCATGAATACATTAAACACAATCATCAACAGCATCAGCCAAACAATCAACGAGAGCGTCATTGACGATCTTTCATCTGTCGGTTTCACCCATCGTGAAGCTACAAAGATGGTAGTAGAGAATAATTTCTCGATTCTTGCTGACTCATTGGAAGATGCTGTAGAAGCTTTCTAAGCTTCATTATAATTTTAAAAACCTATATAGGGTAAATATGGAAAAAAATTTTCGAGACCAAATTGGTTTTTATAAAATTTCCAAATTTACAAATTCAATAAACAAAAAAGCCGGGGCTAAAAACCCCGGCTTTTCTATTTGCCCATTCTTCTGCGTCTTGCAACCCCAGTAGCACAGGCACCGCTCTCAGCGTGCTCGCAGAACCCGCAGACTCTCTCATTGCCAGTTGGAGAGAAGGATGTATCTTGCATTATTTTATTGATCTTTAATATCAAAGATTGTTTTGCGTTCTCTATATCCTCTTTAGTGAAGAGATGAAATTTTCTCTTACCAGATCTAAGGTAATAAAGTTCCGCTCTGATATTTTTATCGGGGAAGATTAAAGATGTAGCTATAGCATAGATGCCAAGCTGCAGATTGTCTTTAATATTCTTTTGGGCTACTTCCCACTTACCTGTTTTGTAATCTATGATATTAATAGTATCTTCATCGTAGACGTCCACTCTGTCTATATATCCGTTTATGGCATAGGTGCCAATGATAAATCTAAAGCCAAGTTCTTTCTCAAATATATCAAAGCTGTCACCGGAATGTTTATCGTAAAATTCAGATAATATGTTAGTTCCAGCATCGATTAAAATATCTGGAATATTGCTCTGTGGATCAAAACTACCTTTTTGTTTTTCATACTCAGAATAAAGGATATCTAAATCTAAATCCTTTTCTTTTTCTACACACTCTTCAAGAACAGAGTGAATAATATTGCCCAGAAGAGCTGCATCATTTGATGTTCTTGGTTCTTTTTGAATATAAGAATAAAAATATTTTGACGGACACATTGCATATGTATCTAGCCTCGAATAGGAAAAATCAACTAATGATAAAGATTCCAGCGGGGAAAGAGATTCTGCTGTTCTTACTACTATATTACTCATAGGGTATTATTGTCTTCACCAGGTGAATATATCTTAATTCCCTTTTCATCGTATTCATTGCCAAGCTGATCTATCGTATGACCATTGTGCTTATTGAGATAGCTGCCTTCCCCAATAGGGATCCAGCCTGTTGTCCCCAACTCCATAAAGTCGTCTTCATTGTATGGCCACATCTTGATCTCCCACTCTTACTTCGCACTCAGCGAATTTTTCTATATTTAAATAGTAATTCAAAACAAGATATAAGTCCTCAAGTTCTTTTTTGCTTGCATAAATGCCAGCTATACCACATTTGATAAAAAACTTATCCTCGTACTGATGTACACCTTCGGCATATTCGTATATGCTGACGTTATTTCTTGTAATTTTTCCTGTATTTTGCATGATTAATCCTCTGTTATTGCTATTGGGTTGAAGGTTGGGTCGTCCATTTTTTCTCTCATGTCTTTGACATAGGAGTCCCAATCTCTTTCATCTTCTGATTTCTTTTCATATTTAACTTCACCTTTAAATGGATTGGTTTTAAATCTGGTCACGAGCAGCTTGCCCTGCTTGGTTCTCCATCTTAGGACGCCGTTTTTACAGTCACAATAATCATCCGGATCAGGGTCTATGATTAACTTTGGGTCATATCTGCCACTGCATCCAGCACACTTGCTGTATCTTCCTCTGTCCTGGCATCTGTTGCATGATGAACAGAACTTCCAACAGTCATTTGTAACTGGGTTTTTTATAACGATTCTTTGTGTCATTTTATTCCTATTTTAAATTTAAGATTGATTGTAAATCTTTTTCTATTTTTAAAGATGTGGTTTTGTTAAACCTAAATGTATATTCTTTGTTGCCATCTATCATTTCTAGGAAAACCGTAGACGCTCCATTTGAATTATTAATTATATCATATATAGATTTGATAGTCTCATTAGAAACCAGTGAATTAGCTTTTAAGATTATCGGTTTACTACCCGTAAATATAGCGTTATCTATTTTCTCACAGGAATTAAATATTAACTTAGGAGTAGCATTCTCCTCGTCACCATCCTTGGTTACCGAGCCAGAAAAAATAAAGATATCTCCATCAGAAAAATAGCTATCTACTATAGACTTAGCTTCTCTTGGGAAGATAATTATCTCTATAGCCGAAGTAAGATCCTCTACCTCAAGCTTGAACATCTTTGCACCCTTTTTGGTTATCATCTTCTTTACAGATGTTATGATGCCACCTATTTTGACTTTAGTTCCAGGGTTACATTCAGCTAATTCAAATATTTCTTTATCTACTTTAGGCTTAATAATTTCCCAAATTCCCTCAATAGGATGTTTAGATACGTAAATCCCTAATTCTAGTTTTTCTTTCTCCAGAATTTCCAACTCACGTCTTCTATTCATTTCTACTTCTTCTGTGAGTTCGATTAAATCATCAAAGCCACCAGCTGCAGCCAAGTGTTCAATCGTTGACTTTTTCAATATAGTTGGATCACATCTTCTAAAGAAGTCATGCATAGAAGTGTACGGTTTATCCACATCTCTTGAGCCAATGATTGCATCAGCTATAGAAGGACCTATTCCATTAACCGCAGAGAGTCCAAATAGAATTTGGTCATCTCCGATAACTTCAAAGTCATGCATTGAATTGTTAATTGATGGTGGAAGTACTTTCAATGAAGATTTTCTACATTCTGATAGATATAAAGAAGACTTTTCTTTATTGCCGGCGACAGAAGTTAGTAAAGCAGCCATGTACTGAGCGGTGTAGTGCGTCTTTAAATAGGCAGTCATGTAGCTAACCATTGCGTAGCTTGCAGCATGAGCTCGGTTGAATCCATAGCCTCCAAAGTATTCTATATCTGAGAAAATTTTATTAGCTTTCTCTTCAGTTATATCTACGTTAGATAAACAACCTTCTACGAAGTTCTTTCTTATTTTAGGAATCTTATCCATCTGTTTCTTACCAATAACCTTACGCAAGTCATCAGCTTCAGGAACAGTAAAGCCAGCAAGATCCTTAGCAACCGCTAGTACATCTTCCTGATACAGCATAATTCCCAATGAATCCTCTAGAGCGTCTTTCATTTTAGGATGCTCATAGTCAATTGGGATACGCCCATGCTTACGATTTATGTAAAGCTTATCCATTCCTGAGCCCATTGGTCCTGGTCTGTAGAGCGAGATCAAAGCCATAATTTCTTTGATAGTTTGTGGCTGAAGCTGAACCATTAACTGTCTCATCCCAGAAGACTCAAGCTGGAAAACTCCAATAGCATTACCTTTACAAAGTTCATCAAATGTCTTTTGATCATCTAACGGTATGTGGTCTAGATCTATGTCGATATCAAGATTCTTTTTAACTAAACTAATACATTGGTCTATAACACCAAGGTTTCTTAATCCCAAGAAGTCAATCTTAAGTAGCCCGCACTGTTCCACTCTACCCATGTCCCATTGGGTGATGATCGGATTGCCTGCACCCTTTTTCATGATAGGAAGATAGTCAGTAAGTGGTCCTCTTGATATAACTATGCCAGCAGCGTGGACTCCCGTTTGTCTAACAAGTCCCTCTAATCCAAACGCAGTGTCTACTATTTTTTTGCTATCTTCATTTGAATCATATTCAGATTTGAATTCACTAACCTGCATGCATTCATTCAAGCTCTTTGCTATTCCTAGGACCGGTGGAGGCACCAGCTTAGATACCTTGTCTCCAGCAGTGAAGTCATATCCAAGAGCTCTTGCAGCGTCTCTTATCGACTGCTTGGCTCCTGCTTTGTTGAACGTACAAATATGGGCAACTCTGTCATCACCATATTTGGTTCTAGCATAGTCGATAACTTTATCTCTATATCTATCGTCAAAGTCTAAGTCGATGTCGGGCATAGACTTTCTTCCCTCAACCAAAAATCTTTCAAACATCAGACCAAACTTAAGTGGATCTAAGTTAGTGATTCCCAAAGCATAGGAAAGGATACTGCCAGCTGCTGATCCTCTGCCCCATCCAACCCTAATGCCATTTTCCTTAGACCAGTTAACTAGATCGGATACTACGAGAAAGTATTCAGGGAAACCCATTTCTTTAACTACTCTAAATTCATAGGTAGCTCTATCTACAACTTCTACTGGAAGTGGATCTCCATACTTTTTCTTTAATCCAGCCCAAGCTAAATCTTCTAAGTGTCCATTAACTTCTTTCCCACTTGGTATTGGGAAATCAGGAAAGTAAAGTTCTCCAAATTTTAGATTAACATCTATCATGTCGTGAACATGCATTGTGTTCTCTAGCCACTCTTCAGAGAATATCTTAGCCATTTGTTCATAGCTATGCAGATACCAGTGATCTCCGGAGAAAGAAAATCTATCGGGAGTATGTATGTTGCTGTTAGTGGCAACACAAAGCATTATATCATGCGAATTTGCTTCTGACTGATTTACATAGTGGCAGTCACCGGTAGGGATTACCATAGCTCCTATTTTTTTAGCTATGTCTATTAATTCGGCAGAAATCTTTCTTTGTTCACCCAAGCCATGGTCTTGTATCTCGATAAAATAATTGTCTTTGCCAACAATATCTTGCATCTTTTTCGCTGAAGCCAAAGCAAAGTCGTAATCATTTCTTAGCAAAGCTTGGCTTACTTCACTATTCAAGCATCCCGATAAAACTATAATTCCATCTGAGTATTGAGAGATAAGCTCATGATCTAATCTTGGTTTAACATAGAAACCATCAGTGTATGATTGGGAAGACATTTTAATAATGTTATGATAACCAACATTATTCTTAGCTAATATAGTTATATGGTACGGCCCTCTTTGTTCCCATTCACTCTTTGCTTTACCAGCTCTTTCCTCTTCGTCTCTATCCCATCTTGTTTTTCTTGCCTGGTAAAACTCAGAACCCAAAATTGGTTTAACGCCCAAGGCTGTGCCAGCATCGTAAAAGTCCAACCAAGAGTGGATATTGCCATGGTCAGTGGTGGCTAAACCCACCATGCCAAGATCCTTAGCTCTGGTTAAATAGGCGTCTACCCCACCGTGTCCATCCAACATAGAATAAACCGTGTGGTTATGTAGATTTGTCCAATTCTTCAATTTACAATCCTCTGCTTCTGTCGCTGCCGTCTATTGCACTATTTCTAGTTTCTCTGTAAGTAATTATAACTACTCCACCGCAATATTTGCAGGGTACGTTTTTACCTTCTTGAGCAAAAGGGCTATTCATCATGTACTGGTCAGGTTGATCTGAGTGGCATTCGCTGCATACTCCGATAACGTCATCTGTATTATTCACCATCTGTTGTTCCTCCTTTCTTTTCATTAGTGTAAGCAAATCTTATTGGGGATGGAGAAATCTTCTCACTAGTCTCCATAAATGTTTCTCCGATTTTAACCCATTTGTTCTTTTGTTCCAATGAGCAATCCCCGCATCCAACTCCTGCAGAATTAGCTCGGTCGCAAGTATAGGGTCTACCCCCAATGCCAGCTTCTCTTCTTTTTATCCAGTCATTAATATGTGCTGAAGATCTACCCGGGCTATAATCATCACAATTACTAAGTATCTCATGAAGGTACTGTATTGAATCATCTGTGTACGTTAAGATTGAACAAAGGAATAGTCTAGACTCATGGTCAAGATGCTTATTCTCTTTAGCTTCTTTTTCTATTCTTTTAATCGCACTGCAACTATCTAGCAGTCTAACTTTGTTGAATACTTTTTCCCCATCACCAAAGGATGTGACTCTCTTGGAGCCATGTTCGTTAAAATAAGCTAATGGATCTTTTGGCCTATTCTTTTCTACTTGCATTTGAATAGAATAGTCCGTATACCAATCGCAAGCTTTCAGATCTCGTTCTTGTTCCGGGATAGAATAGTCCTGTGGTTCAGAACAGTACTTGACAATATCTTCTAGAGAAGAAAATAAAATATCATTATTCAATTTAGTCTTATACAACTTAGTCTCTTGATGCATCGAGCCGGGCAATCTCCACATTCTTCTTAAGTCATAGACGCTGAAGTCTAAAGAAGTTAATTGTAATTTTTTAGATAAGTCATTAGCTATAAATCTGAACACGCTATGTAAGTCATTGCTGTTTGGGATTCCAAGAGCTAATGCTTCACACTCTATATGAAAGCCCTTTTTGCCAGTGTAATATACTATTAATGATTCTTCAGGGATGTAACTAGATAGATAAGAATAGAGTCTTTTGCATTCTTCTAAAGAAATATTAACATCTTTGTTATCTATATCAAAATAGAGTGAACCCATTCTGGTCGCAAGATCTATATCCTTGGAGTTATAGTGCCACACTGAAGTATATAATCCAAGATTATTATATTTTTCCCTAAAGGCATCTAACCTATCTATATCTACTAAGACAGGATCATCTTCCTTTTTTATTCGTATAATCCTATTTAAAGATGGCACATACTTAGCCAGCTCGACATATCGCCAAGCTGATGTGTACCTAGTATTGTCTAAAGATATTCTCATTTTATATTTAGACTTCCAGATTTATCACTATAATTATAGAGAATCTTTTTAGCATAGTCTTCCATGTCTTCTGAGTAGGTTCTGTAGTATACCGATTCAGCTATAAAATATTCTAGATTGTTTAATATAAAGTATCTTTTAGAGATTCTTTCTTCACTGTCTATCAACTAAAACTTCCAACGTTCTTCTATTATAGTATCTCCATCAGCTATATAGTGTATCTTTGAAGCAAGGTTGTCTGCAAGGTGTACTATCACTTCCATATACGTGATCGGTATGGTCTCTGGTACCGGTGACCAAGGCCCAAGGTGGCATCTTACTAGCCTAAGGATAGATTGTACGGTCTCTTCATCTACAAATAGGGTTGAGGATTGAGATTCCCCTGCGTATTTTTTGTCATGAGCTTGACACTTCTCTATAAAATGACCAACTGTATATGGGTGCAGTGGGTCATAGACGAAAGATTTATCATCATCCCTAGATGTAGTTCCCTTAGTTACATCATGGAGAAGGCATGCTGCATAGACCAAATCTCTCTCCTCTGCATTGAGCGAATAGGAATCACCGATAACTTTTGCTGCCCTAACTACTCTTTTTGTATGCAGAGCGTTTCCACCCTTGTTGTGCTCATCGGGTGGATGGAATCTTCCAGAAAAACTAGATGGTATTTCCCAAAAAGAATTTGATCTAATCAAAATAGATTTCACAAAACTTTTTATTCCGTCATTAATTATTAGATCAATTTCTTCCCATAAAGGCTTTAAGATTATAGCCTCTTCTTCAATTGATATAGAATCTTTTTCTTTATTTAATATATCATCAAGTATCGATTTGTTAACCAAAATAGACGCCTTTCCTTAAGACTAATAGTATATCAGCTAGGTGGAGCTTCTACGCCATCCCAAGCTTTCCATTTTGAACAAGGTGTATCAAATGGGCATTTCTTACAGTAGATTGTCTGGCCTCTTCTTGGAACAAAAATTTCTGTTTCATTGATGGTATTAGCCCAATACTTTAAAGAGTTAGAGTCTTCTTTGTCTATTTGAAAATCGGTAAACTTTTGATTAGTAGCCAATAGATCATAGTATCCAAAATGAGCTTGATTTATTTTGGCCCCAAACTTGTGCTTAAAAGCTTCGTGTAGAACAGAAAAGTCAACTTGATATGTATCAGCATGAGAGCTTCTAAAATTAAAAACCCATTTGTAAACATAGTACTGATTGTCTTTAGCTAAGATTAAGTCAAAGTTTCCATCTACTTTTGTTGAATCTCCCAGCGGTATTATGAATGGTTGGTCTATTGATATTGGGATAGAATCATCTTGTTAGTATATATTGTAAAAACTAAGAAGAGTAGAAGCAGCACGAGAAGTTAGGCTTGAGTTATTGCCATAGTAGCTTTCATGTTGTTCATGGATTATGTCGTAGGAAGTCATGTCTTTGGGATACCATATCTTCTCCCACCTATTTAATAGAGAAGCGTACGACGGAGTGAATCCACCTTGTTTTTTGTAGAAGAAAAAATTGATAACACTTTTAATTGTATTCTCAAATTTCTGAGTGAACATATCCCTAGAGGCAATGGTCTCACTTAATTTTTGCTGGTGTCTATAATCATATAGCAGAGCGCATGTTTGGAAGTCTTTGATGGACTCCACCTTTAGTTGTTTCATATATCAAAATCTCCATCATCTAATAAATCATCTAGTAAAGAACTAGTATCGTAATCTTCTTCTGTTACCGGATCATATTCTTCATATATCTTCTTAGAGTCTACATATCTAACAAGTGGTGGATTGTAAAGAAAGCTAGAACCTGTAATTCTATTCTTTGGGATCTGTAGCTGCATTATATTATCGTCTTCAGAGTCATCACCACTCAAAAGTTTTTTCTCTGTTATGAATATAGTTACAGCACACTTCTGTTGGATTGCTAGTGATCCACCGGTGTCTGACTGTTGGACTACTTCTCTTTTTTCTTTCATTCGGTTAGAGTTTTCTTGTGCGGTAATGATTAGAACACAATTCATATCTCTTGCTAGCTTCTCTAGCTTAACCATCATCTCTTCAAATTCGCCCCATCTTGGCTTGCCCTTGCCACCTTTAGTGAACATTGATTGTATAGTATCGATTACCACAATGTCAGGTGTTTTGTTTGAGTGCTCAATTATATCCTTAAGCCATCTCTCTAGGTCTTCAAAGTATGGGGTCTCAGGGTCATGTCTAACCATGAGTCTGTCTCCCCACTCAGCTAACTTAGCTTTAAACTTATCTATGTATCTTTGTTTTTCTTCTGGACTCCACGTGTCAGCGTCCTTGTACACGTTCTTGCCGATTATCTGGGTCATTAGAACTCTTTCCCAGTGACCAGTAGCCTCTTCGAAGTTGACATACAAAGCTGTATATCCATTGTCTACCCAGTTATTAACCAAGCATTTGGCGAAGGTGCTCTTACCCTTACCTGAGGCAGCTATTATGGCATGAACTGCACCCTTAAAGAAACCACCTTCATCCGTATATCCCATAGCTCTATTGAGAGCTTTGAATTGAGTTGGAACAAAGCTTGGGATATCAAGCAAAGACTCTACTCTATCTGAAATGTCTTTAGCTGTAGTTAACTTATCGAATGGATTATAGTTTAATTGATTTTCTAGTTCTCTAATTTCAGAAGTAATTAAGTTGATTCTAGATAAATCTTTTTCAGACTTACTACCTTTTTGATTGAGAATAAGCTGAAGTTCTTGTAGGTAGTCTATCTGCTTACGTTTATTAGCCTTGTGCTTAACTAATTGCACTACAGAATCAGAAGTCGAAAGATCTAATGACATTAACAGATCCATCATCACGGTTACTCCAGCGTTACCACCAAGTCCCTCTTTGATATCAGTCTCTGTTTCTAACCAGCTTTTGAATCCAACTGGATCGACTACATCTAGTTGAGTAGCGGTATGGTAAGCGAGTAGGGCTCGATAGAATTCGTGGATTCCCTTTTGCCCATGGTTTATACCCACAATTGAAGGGTCTAACTCTTCTGTGAAATACTTTATAGCCCCCTCTTCCCTAAGGGATAGGGCAAAGATCTGATACTCAATCGGAGTATCATCAAGCTCTTCAAGATTATCGATTGTCATTCTTTCGCTTTTCTTTCATTGTCTTGTAAGCTTTTTTTCTTTGTTCAGAAAGTTTTTTCTTAGATTCTATATAAAAATCAGAAGAATACAATTCATTTTTAATCTTCTGTTCTTTAACGTGTGGTGAATGCCTAATGGCATCTATCATTCTATCAAAAACAGATTGTTCGGTAAGTTCATCATTATAGCGGATAACAACTAAGGCTATGCCTCTTTCCTTACATATATCTATTTTTTTCTGATCTCTCTTAAGAGCTTCTTCAAACTCATACTTTGATTCAAAAAATTTAGAAGTATAATAAAAGTGCTGCCTACCATGATACTCGGCTGCCAACTTGTAGCTTGGGCAATAGACATCTAGTCTAAGCTTATCTTCTAGATAGAATTCATTGACTATCTTTTCGCTGGGTAATAGCTTCTTCATAATATTAGTTAGAGCTGTTTGTCCTCTAGATACTTTTTTTCTAGATTCTTTTAACCAGGAAAGACCTAATTGATTTATCTTTTTATTAACTCTACCTATTGGCCAGCCAACTTCTTTTGCTATTTCATTTAAGCTTAAAGAAGTTTCAAATAATAAATCAACTAAGTATTCTGTATTGTCAGATTCTTCTTCCCAATTATCTTTTTTCATTAGTTTTAGTATTTGTAAATCTACTACTACTAACAACTCTTCCTAAGTCAAGTATTGACATATTTAATGTCTCCCAAATCTTAGGGGCTAAAGCGGTGGCCAAAAGAGGGCAATCCATAATACAGTAATCAACTTTACCATCAAGCTCAGCTATCTGTGCGTGTATAGAGTCTATCTTATCAAAGTAACCATTATATGGAACAGCTATGATCTGCTGATTGGTTCCAAATATTCCTTGTATTACTTTCTTATCATGGAAAGTAACGATTACATTTTTTGAGTCTCTAATATAATGATTAATAAATATATCTACAACTTCTTTTCTAGTGTTGTAGAAATGCTCAAAGGTATTTAAAGAATAATAATATCTGCTATTATTCAAACCTATGTTCGCTAACTTACCCTTTTCGATATCATAGGCAATTTCTGCAGGGACTGCCTTAAGAAAATTATCATCTTCAATTGCAGCACAATTGGATATGGCTTTGACGAAATACTTTGGAAGTTTTTTCTCAGAAGAAAAATTTAAAGATGCCACAGCAGCTGGTGGCAAATTAACAAATGCAAACTTTTGTTTTTCATCCATCTTTTTAGTCAAGTCAATAATAGACTTAACTGGGTCTAGAACTATAGAGTCGTTATTCATTTAAATACCAAAGTTTCCCCAGTTAATCAAAACTGGATTAGGGTCTATTATAGAATTGATATGATCGAGTTGATGGAAAGCACCACCGTCTAGAGTGGAGTATCTTTCATACTTCATAGTCTTATCTATGTCATGAGTATAGCCGAGGTGCTGCATGATTAGACCGGAATCTGCCCAGTAATTTCTTTGTTGCATCCATTCACCTACGTAAGTAGGTTCAGACCCACAGGCAAGGGCTCTGTTATGGAAGCCTCCACCTTCTTTGAAACGGAAAATGCGAGTAGAATTATTTGGAGCCCAAAGCTTATCTACCCTATATTGAGTCTCATTCCACATATGATAAAAACGAACATTAACTACATCGAATTGCGACTTAGCTAGAACATGAATTATCTCCAAATCTTGCGTGTGGTAAAGCATCTCGTCACAGTCAATAGCTACAACCCAGTCACCAGGCTTTGCAAACTTTTCTAGGTTACCCCAAGCTCTAGCTCTTAGCTGACCCTCGTGCTTAGAGAAAAGAGATTCTTCGTTAACAAAAACTTCAGCATACTTAGCTGCAATTTCTGGAGTATTATCTGTAGAACAGTCATCGGTAAATATAATTTTATCTACCTGTTCTGACAGTCTCTGTAGGACTGGCTCTAAAAATCTAGAGCTTTCATTCTTTCCTACCATTTGTGCGTATATCATAAGTGTTCCTGTCTAAAGTTAAATGGAGGGCCACATTAAAGCAGCCCTCCATCGTACCAATAATGCTATTAGGCTATTGTCTGCTCACGAGCTTCAATTGCAGAAATGCGCTCGATCTCAACATCCTTGAACAAAACTTCGCCAGTAACTCCGCGACGACCCATGGCAAGCTTCTGGGCATCTGTCTTACTATTAGCCTTGACGACTGAAGTTGTTGTTACAGTAAAGTATTTAAATTTATTGTCTGACATTGTTTTCCTTTTAATTAGTTGGATAATGTATTGCTATATATTCTATAGCATCTTGCAGGTTGTCTGCAAGTTTTGTTGCCATATATTTCATATAAACTCGTTCTTTGTATTGCGAGTTACATATGACCACTGATGGTTGACCGTGGATTTTAGCCCAAGCCAATTCAAAGTCGGTTCCAATATATGCGCGATCTTGTAACATGTATTCTACCAGCAGAATGTCTGATTTCTTCTGCATAAAGATATTTTTTTGAGCAATTTCTTCCGGAGACATCAGATCATCTTCTGGGATAGAAGTTGGATCTAGAACCTTGTAGCCACGTTGAGACAGCATGAAAGTTGCTTCTTGACGCCAACTAGTAGCGTACTCTCCGACATAATCTATTGCTCCGGATAAGAAAACGGTAACGCTCATACTGGCCAAAGGTATTCTAGATCAGATGGCTCATTGAACCATTGTGAATAGTATTCATAATCTTTTCTCAAAAGGTTTGATCTGTGGGATTGATGAAAAGATTCTACCCCAAACCATGGTGGCATTACTACATCTTCTAAGTCAACTTCTTCAAGCTTCATTGTATTCTTGTAGCCTCTAGAGACCCACTCATTGATGGTGTAATTTTGGTATAGCTTTAATGCTTCTTCGTAACCAGTCCACATGCGAGTGACTGGATGATTTCTCCAGCCTTTCGTAGGCGTTCTGTCGAGTAGTATATTAAGAACTTGAAATGTTTCAACACGTTGTTTCCCTAACCGTCTGTAATCTAAAACTTTTACTGATAATTGCAAATCTGCATATGGTAAAAATGTTTGCATTGTTATGCTTTCTTGAATTCCTGAAATGTCTTATCGCCTACGCCAAAGTATTCTCTGGCTAACCCTGCAGTAACTATATCTGTGTTCAGACAAGCTCCTGCTTCGTTCCATACTCTAGCAAGTATTCTTCCATATTTCTCATTCTTATCGAGAATTGTTTCTATTTTAATCTTGTGACCGGCAGTAGTAATCCACTGATCGGTGAACTCTTTAGCAGCTAAGCCCATTTTCTTTTCTTCAAGATTAGTAGTGCGACTCTCAGGAGTATTGATTCCATATAGTCTTACTCTACCTTTTCTAAAGGTATCAAATCCTAAGTCAATAAGAATATCAAATGTATCTCCATCAACTATTTTTTTAACTTCTGCATTATAAATCCAGGGGTTTAATTTTTCTGTCATCTTAATCTCTTTCTATTCCTATATGGTCACATGCTTTTCTAAATATCTCTCTACTTATAGGGAAATAGGAGTCTGCATGACTTACTCCCTGGCCTGGCTTAGGCGTGCTAGCATGCCAGCTGTGCCCTATTGATACCGAACCATCGTATACTACATTGTACCCTAAGTGTCTAGCAAAATACGAACACCAAGTCTCCTCGTAGTAATGGGGAGTAGGTAAGAATGCTCCAATTGCATCTGGATAGATAGCTCTATAGTCGGGATGATTTGTCATTGCATTCCAGACATCTCTTCTAACAAAATAAGCTGAACCAGAAACGGTTACACATTCTATGCGATCTCTATAGGCAGTGTCTTGTGGATCTGGCTCTCTCCAGGCTCTGTGCTTAGGCTCTGTGTTGGTTCCAATGATACCGGCATGAGTGATAAATCCCTGTTCGTCTCTTTGCTTAGGACCAAGGATATGAATATCTGGATTATCAATAAAGATCTGCTCTATTTTTTGGCAGTCTTGGCTAGTCATCCAAACATCTCCGTTTAATACTGCGATAATATCTCCAGATGTTTTGCTAGCCATGCTATTGATGGCAGCAGAGTATCCTATGTTTTTTCTTAGATATAGATTGTCAATTAAATAACGTTCTTCATTCTCTCTAATCCAAGGTATAAAATCATCTGTTGATTCATTATCCGTTATGTATAAATTCCAGTTTTTTTCGAGCGCACCATTTGGATTAATTAAGTCTGAGTGCAAAGTATCCAAAAATCTTTGCAGCTCTTTTCTAGTGTTGTGGTTTACCACACATAGGTCAATCATTAAAATATTTCTCCTGCTTCTAAGCATTCTTTTTGCACTGTATTAAATGCACTCTGTGGATAAAATCCATTTTCTATTAAGTCTAAAAATAAAGCTGTTGCTTCTTTTTCTTTGGTTAAATCAAATTCAGTTAATCTGTTTAAGTATTGTTCTAGGTTAATAGTTTCTTTATTTTCTTGATATAAAAAATTTTGTTTACTCATCTCTCCCAATAGGTAACCTAAGGATGCAAATCCTAAAACCATTAGAGCTAGTTTACCATTCTTGTTCATCGCTATCATCGCTATCTCCTTGACCGGAATAATATGTTCTAGTAGTCCAGTCTAGAATTTGACTAACTATATCTGAATAAGCTTCTTTTTCTTTGGGGTCTTTAGCTTCTTTAGTCATAGTAGAATACGTGTCCATTATATCAGTTAACACTTGTAGATCAGCTACAAAAATTGCTTCACCTGGATTTACTTTAAGTATTACTTTTTTCTTTTGTGACTTTTTCTTAGTCATTTTTAACTTTCTTTTCTTTTAGTTCTGCGTTTAAGATTTCGTTTTCCGGTATTTCATATACAGAAAGATTATTAGTATCTGGTTCAAATGTCGTAAACAGAATACGCTTATCTGCTATTGCAAAACCTTCCGGAGGAGGTGACTCCAAGGCTATCTTCTTAGATGAGCAGCCATATACCTGGCTGTGTCCTTTATACAGGACTATGTAGTTTACTTTAGATGCTGCCATTATATTTGTATCAACTTATTAATTATTCAATGTCGTAGTGGTATCTATTATCATCAGATGTTTTCCACTTGTTTGCATCTTCTACATCCCATTTTCTAGTATTGACAAATCTCTCAATCAAAGTTCCTGTCTTAGTTGTGAAAGAAGGATCAAACAATCTAACTCTATTGTTTGGTTGTATAGCGTAGTTTCCATCATCTCTAAGCATGACGTGACCACACTTGTGCTGACCGGGATTAGTGCTGAACCCAAGATTTATAGTGTTGTCATCTGGAGCATGCCAGTCAAGCGTGAATAGATATTTTGCGTTTACAAACTCCCCAGAACGAGCAACATAAGTCATTCTCATGTTTCTCATTGCTTGAAATTCAGTAACAGCTATATGAGGACTAAAGGAGTTCCATAGAACAAGTTCATGAATATCAACTTCAGGAACACCTGGTCTTTCGCAGAAAGCATTGATTGGCATTCTCCACCAAACTCCCCCATCCTCCATTAGAAAATGGAACAAAGGACTTCTTCCTTGAATACTTGTTACTCCAAAGATCATGCAAGGGAAATACTTGTCATGCGAGTCTAGTTGATCTCTTAAGAAATTACCTCTAACATAGCATTCAATCATGGGAACATTAGCATTTAGTTCTGGCATTTTGTGTATGAAACTTTCTTGTTACTTCTTATAGATAATGGACTACTACACCCAGCGCAATGCCGGATATGATAGATAGGATAATGGATCTAATCTTTATTTTTTTACTATCGCTGACTTGCATTAGTATAGACAAGCTTATCGTCCAATTCAGTAATACAGCGAATAAGATTAGGTTAACTATAAACACGGCTACCAACTAATGCATTTATGCAGACGGGGTATAGGTCTCTTACTAGCTCGGCAATTGCTTGAGCATAAACTCTAATCTCTTCCTGAGACTGTTCCTCTAATCTTTGAGCCAAGAATAAGCCAACTGACTGAAGACTGCAAGACCACCTATAAACTACATGCATTGAGTAAGCGGGCAGAAATAATCTAGCTTGCTCTGGAGCTATTCCATTCTCCAAAGCTAAGTTATAGAAAGCTTCACCTTGTTCAATACATCTATTCAGTTGTTCTGTTAGAATTGCTCCCGAGAACGGATCACACAAACCTGCAGAACCCTGCTTCTTATCTTCTGGAGCTAATCTCCATTGATCACTGTTAGGAACATAGAATTCTGGTTCCATAGTTATGTATCTACGAGAAGATTCATTCCATGAGTCCATAGTATGATCTGATCCGACTACGTACTTCCAGTGCTGTCTTGCAACCATTAAAGGAGCCTTGAATTCAAAGGTCATAAAGGCGTGTCTAAATGGTGACATGTGATTTTCTCTAGCTAAGAAATCAATTAATCTAGCATCACTGGTGCTAAACTCCTTACTTTCTTTGGCAAAAGATGCTCTAGCTGCATTTACAACAGACAGATCGCTACCCATGTGATCGACTAATCTCACATAGCCATTGCCTAGTACTTCTATCAAATTATTTTCTTTATTCTTCTTCGTCATTAAACTGTGAGTCTTCTATCATTATTTCTATAATATGATCGTCTAAATCCTCAGACAATTTATACATATTACCAAGTATATCTTTCAATGTACTATCTATATCATAATCGTCAAAAGATATATAATTTAATAATAGTTCATTAATATGGACTAGGCTTTGAGACAATGATTGAGATATAAAAACTAGCTCTTTCATCATGCTTTCAAGACTTACTTGTTCTATGCTTATTATAGCGTCTATTCTAGGTAAATCTACACCAATGTCATCTGAAGACATCATATCTTCAAACATTTTATCTATATCATCATCTTCAAATTCTGACATAAGTATCCTATTTAATATTATCTTTAATTAACTTTATCTCACAGCTGTCTGTAGTGCAATAGCTTTCCCCAATGGCATCAGCTGCCATGCCTGCATACACTCCAGAGAAATCTATTGGGAACAACTTATTCTCTCCCTCTTCACGATACTCTTCTTCTGTAATTTGAGTATATGGCATCTGGGGGTAAGTAAAGTTTCCTGATGGAAGAAATGATACAGTTTTTAACTGTCCATCATACATATGCAGTACAGTTCCAACATGTTGAGATTCTGTTTCTGGATCAAAAGAAATAGTTACTGAAACTGAGTTATCAGACCAGTATCTTTGTGCGACCGCAGCTAAAGACATCTTCTCAAAGATAGTTACATCACGCTCAGCACGTCTTGCATCAGACTTAATTGGGAAATAAACAACAGAAGTTGTATCTGGGGATTCAGCTGCTGGTTCAACCTTATAGTTAGCCATTGCAAACAAAGGAAGCATAGGGTCATCATTTGAAAATCTAATTGTTCTATTGAAGTACTTGCCACCTGGAGTCCAATGAACGCCAGGTGATTCTCCAGCCAAGATTGAAACAGTTCCAGAAGGCTTTACTGTCGTCATCTTGATCGACTCACGAACTCCAAGCCATTCAGAATAGATATTGTCATATCTTTGAACTGTCTTATAGCCTTGATCCATCCAGTCTCTTAGAACTGGCATACCGTTTGCGTCAGCAAAGTCTGCAACACCGGACATTGAAGCACCAATACGACGGTTGCGTTGCATGATTGCATTTGTCTCTTCCCAGTGAGTTGGGAGGAGAGTTACGGTCTTAGCGTACAAGTAAGCAAACTTTAGCGTACGCTTAAAGTCTTCTAGAGATTCATGTCTACCTAAATATGTTTCTACTAAAGTACAGCACTCATAGGACTCTAGGGACTGTTCCGCACATGGATTAAATCCAGCAATTCTGTGGTCCTTGTTGTTGATCGGATCTGCTAAACGGCCATACTTGCGGGCCATGTCCATCCAAATTACTCCGGGTTCACCATTTCTGGCAATGCCGTCAACTATAGCAGAAAGGTCTTGCCCAACTGAAACCTCTACCGAGTTATTGGACATCCATCCCCAACCTGGGTTTTCGGAATCATAAGAGTTTCTTTCAGGGAATACTTCAGCATTTTTTAGGTTAAGAAAATCTTCATCATCGATTCTTCCTATTAAAAGTTCAGCTGAACGTCTAACGTTGCCCGACACTACACATACCCCAATAAGGTTACCTATGTCTGCAATATCTCTACGAGATAGTTTTTCCCCACTACGCCCATTGAATATTTTTCTAATGGCGTTGTGCAGTTTGATCAAAGGAGCTGGTCCTGAAGCGGTACCACCAAACGTTTGAATTGGGCTACCTAATGGTCTGATTAAAGAGTAGTCAAATTCAATTGTATTTTGCTCTGGCTTAAGATAGGAATTGATTAGATCTCCAGTAGCTCTTGCCCAGCTCTCTCTATCGTCAGCGATAACGTCTGTTGTCACCTTATCTACTGGCTTATGTATAGTGAAATCTTTATCCGCACCTTTGTCATCAAAGCCAACTCCAACCCCAAGCATTGAAGCTTCCATCAAAAACATAAATGGTTTAGAAGGATTATTTTTAGACATCTCTGCCGTGCTGACAAACGCACAGTTCTGCAGAGCTGCTGAGTTCTTGTGAACGTTAACAATCTTGGTCCCCATCATCCATAGCCCACGCCCAGGTGGTGTCCACTTTAGATTGAACAAACGATCGAACGCATCTTTTGCACTAGCTTGAGCCTTTACGTCATTCCAGGGAAGACGGCTTGATTTACAATGATCTTTTTGTAGTGAGTACATTCCATTAATAACGCGTTCACAAACATCTACCCAAGTTTCTTTTGTACCGTCTTCTTTTAGTCTTGAGTAAGTGCGAAGAAACGTTATTTCTCCTACGGAGTTTCCAGCAGCATCTCTGTATCCAAATGGTGCTTTTTTAGTTCTGTATGACTCTAGGAAATCATCACTAATTCTAAAGGAGAAAAGTAAAGATGACTTACCACCTAGTGGTTGAGCTGTTGGTTCTTGTATTGTGATTTCATTTGACATTGGGTTTCTCCTATTTTTTTACTAATGCTTTAATGTGTTTTGGATCAATCTTACTGAGTTCAGTTTGTTTGATTTTTGTTATTTGTTCCATGTTATATATCTTGTAGATTTCTTTCTCTATAAAGTATCCACTTCTCCAATTAACGATCTTGTCTATGTTCTTTTGGTGCTTGCTAAACAAGTTGCATATTGTAGCTCCACCGTATATCTTTACTAAATTTTGGAACTTTTTAACTAGCTCATCTTTATTACCAGGATTAATGACATCATTTTGTTCTGCCTTAGAGTATATCCAATTGAACGCTTGTCTGGTCAACGGTATGTAGTCTACCGAGTCTATGACTCCTAGGTGTAGAATTTGTTTTCTATTTTTTTGAATCTCTATATCTGCCTTAACCACATTCTTATATAGGTCAAGCCAATCTCTTTCATTGAACTGAGCCCAAGTTGCACACCAAAATAGTAAGTTCTGTGGAGGGCTAGTTAATGATGTCTTGTCATAGGCTGGTAGTAAAGTAGTGCATGCAATAACTTTTTTTATTTGAGCCTTAGCAGCGTCTGCGTCAGGGCTTTTGGCACTAACGTTGGACCATAATTGCCCAAGGTGTGGCTTCCAATCAATGTCTGCAACGTAGATTCTCAAATACATATC